TCAGCTTTGCACTGTCAGATCTGACAGTCGATAGGAGGTGAACCGGATTATCTCCTCCCCTGCCCACTCGTTGAACTGCGCAAAGTTCGCCTTCATGCTGTCGATCTCGTTGACGTCAAACACCTGGGCCGCTTTGGTCACATCCCCAAACCCACCCGTATTATTCGGTACCACCCCCATCAGTTGCGGCGGTACCCGATGGGCCGCCAGCTGGTCATCCCGGCTCACCCCCTTGATGGACAGGAAATCATCCTTGGCCGCAATCTCGGCCACCGGGATCAGCTTCACCGAATCCGCCTTGCCACCCGGGGTGTAGAGCAACAGGTTACGAAAGTTGCCAGGCCCCTTGCTGTTTTGCAGCGCCGTCTTGAGCGCGGTGATGTCGCCCTCGTTCTGCAAAGCATCGCTGATGTGCAGGATGAAGCCCGCATGACTGCCGTTCTCGTAGTAGCGACGGCGAAACAGGGTGGCCGACTCGTTGAGCAGTGCCGAGTTCAGGCTGGCCACATAGTCAGGGATGCCGTAAATCTCCTGGTTAACGTCCGCCTCCATCACATGCCCCACATCACCGGCGGGCAACTCCATCTCATCCCCTGGCCTTGGCACCCACCAGTAGCGGTTAAGGTCGAGGGATCGGCGAGTGTACTTTGCCGGCATCTGGTCATAGCGCAGCGTGCCCCCGAGCCGATTGCGCACCCGCTGCAGGTGAGCATTACCGAAGATCTCGTAGTCCATCACCAAGCAGGTAAAGGCGGCCAGGCTCAGTTTGGGATGAGGGATGAAACAGCCGCGCAAGATATTGCGCTTCACCTGGATGGCCGAGGCGTGATGCACCGCTGCCCGATAGACCCGCGCCAGCCCATGCAGGCTCAGGGGATGCTCATACCAGCGGCCGTTGTGCATCGACTCCAGGTAATCGAATACCTCCCGCTGCGACAATACCGGGATAGCCTCCCCAAACGTAAACGCCTGCACACCGGCAGGCGAGTTGATCTGCTCACTCATCAGTAAATCTCCATAAAGCCGGAATTGGTGCCGGTCTGCCCCTCAAGGGGCTCGTGTAACAGGGCTTGCATGGTTGCCCAGGCAATATCGGCGTGGCTGGTCTCATCGGAGCGGCTGGCCTCGAAGGTGGGCAGCTTGCCGCTTTGGGTCACGGCGCGGCGAATGCTCATAAACGCCTGGGCCAAGTCGGTCCAGCCGCTGTCGAACTCCAACCGCCCCTTGTTCATCACATCCTGTGCCTTCATCACCATCCGCATCTTCACGTTGGGGTTGTACTGAATGGCGGTCACTGCCGGGTAAAACTGCTTCACCAACTGATAGACCCCCTCCCCGATCCCGGTGGTATCGATGCCGATATAGGCGACGTTGTAGCGATCGCAGATGGCGCGAATGGATTTGGCCTGGGCATCAAAGTCCATCCCCTGCCAGCGGTGGCGCTCCAGCACCCGAAACTTGCCGCCGGGTACCAGTGGCGGAGCCAGCACCGCGCAGCCGGCACTGTCACCTTTGCCTCCCTTGGCCGGGTCATAGCCGATCCACACTGCCCGGTTGGCCAGCGGCCGCAAGGTGTGGGGCTTGTAGTCCTCCCACACCAACCAGCTGTCGACCATGCAGCGCTGCAGCGTCGCCAGCGGAAACAGGCTCTCGGTGTCATCCATGAATTCGCACATCAGCAGGTTGCGGTATTCATCCTCGGAATACTCACTGCGCAGTTGATCCAGGTCGAACAAATTGCAGCCGCCGCGCACCGCATCCTCCACCGTGACGATCTGCCGCCACTGGCCATCGGCGCACAACTTGCCGGCAGACAAATTGGCGTGGCTCAGGTCAATCTCGACCCGGTCTGCCTTGGCCTTGCCGCGGTTAAAGTTGGCGCCAGACCAGAATCCATAAGCGGGATGGGAAAGGCTGGAGGGGGTGGAGATGTAGGTCTGGCGCCACTTCTTGTGCATCGCCATGCCGGACGCCACCTTGCGAAACTCCAAAAAGCCGTGGATCCAGAAATACTCATCCATGTAGATGTTGCCGTGGTAGCTCTGGGCAGTGCGGGCGTTGGTACCAAGGAAGTAAAGGTGCGCACCGTTCGGCAGCACCATGGGGTCACCTTTGAGCTCGACCCCCTCCTCCTTGGCAAACTGGATGATGTACTGCTTGAACATGTGGGCCTGCGCCTTGCTGGCAGACAGGAAAATCTGGTTGCGCCCGGTCACCAGGGCATCAACAAACGCCTCGAAGGCAAAGAAGTAGGTCGCACCGATCTGGCGCGACTTGAGCAGGTCGCGGATCCGGTACTCCTGCCCGGCCTGATACCAGACCCGCTGGTAATCGAACATGGTCGACTCAAACCGCTCGATGAGCCGTTCTTGCTGCTCGGGCTCCACCACGTTGCGCTCGGGCGCCTTCTTCGGCCCCTTGTTGCGGTTGGCCACCTTCGGATTGAGGTCGGCCTCGTTGCCGCCGTTGCTGTACTTGTTGACCCGGGCGATGCGCTCGAGCTGGCGGCCCAGCAGGTCAATCTCCTTGAAGTCGCCGCCGCTCTTGGTCTCCTTCATCACCAGCTGGATCATGCGCGCCTCGATGGCGCTATCCACCCGGTCTATCGGTTTGATGTCCTCCCAGCCGTCGCGTTTCTTCCAGGTCGAGACGGTACCCTCCGGCGTTTGCAGCAACTCGGCAATGGCGCGCAGCGGGTACCCCTGAAAGAACAGGTACATGGCCTGCCGTCTGGGGTCGAGATGGGGAAAGATGATGGGTGCTGTTGTCATGGCGCCAGTCTACCCAGCCGCTACCACCCCAAACGCCCCACTGCCAGTGTGTAGCGCCACCACACACTGGCCCCGGATTGCACGATCCCGCCACTCACCCAGACCATAACCGCGACATCACTACCCAATCATCAAAGGGATCCCAGCACATGCCTAAGTCCAAATTCTTCCGTGTTGCGGTTGAGGGGGGCACCACCGACGGTCGCGCCATCACCCGCGAATGGATTGAGCAGATGGCCCAGCGCTACAACCAGGCCACCTATGGCGCACGGGTCAATATGGAACATATCCGGGGCCTCGACCCCAACGGCCTGTTCAAGATGTATGGCGACATCACCGCCGCCAAGACCGAAGAGGTCACCATCGAGGGGGAACAGCGGCTGGCCCTGTTCGTCCAGATTGACCCGACGCCTGAGCTGATCGCGCTGAACAAGAAGCGCCAGAAGGTCTACACCTCCATCGAGATCCACCCCAACCTGAACGAAAAAGGGGCCTACATGATGGGGCTGGCCGTGACCGACAGCCCGGCGAGCCTTGGCACCGAAATGCTGCAGTTCTGCAGCAAGGCCGCGGTCAACCCGCTGGCCGACCGCAAATACCATCCGGAATGCCTGTTTACCGAAGCCCTCGAAACCGTCATCGAATTTGAAGATGAGCAAGAGAAAGGCCCGGGCCTGCTGGAACGGATCAGCGCCATTTTCACCAGCCACAAGCAGCAATCGACCGCCGATTTCAGCGATGTGCATCAGGCCGTGGAAGCCGTCGCCAAAGAGGTGACCAGCCTCGATACCGACCTGCAAACCAGGTTCAACGAACTGACGGCCCGGCAAACGGCGACCGCCAACGCCCTGGCCGACCTGACCACCCAGCTCGAGCGCCAGGAAGATTTCAGCCACAAGCGCCAGCCTGCCACCGGTGACGATGGCACCAAGCCAACCAACACCGATTTTTAAGGGACCCTGATAATGCGCAACGATACCCGTCAGCAATTCGAGCAGTACACCAGCCAACTGGCGAGCCTGAATGCCGTCAGTTCGGCCATGGTGCAATTCAGTGTCGAGCCCAGCATCCAGCAAAAGCTGGAAACCAAAATGCAGGAGTCCGTCGACTTCCTCGGCATGATCAACATCGTGCCGGTGGATGAACTCAAAGGGGAAAAGGTCGGCATCGGCATCAATGGCACCATCGCCTCTCGCACCGACACCAGTGGCGGCAAGGCCCGCGTCCCGTTCGACCCGACCGGACTGCAAAACACCAAATACGAGTGCGAAAAGACCAACTACGACACCAGCCTCGGTTACGCCAAGCTTGATGCCTGGGCCAAGTTCAAAGACTTCCAGATCCGCATTCGCGATGCCATCGTCAAGCGCCAGGGCCTGGACCGCATCATGATCGGCTGGAACGGCAAACTTGCCGCGAAAGACACCGATCGCGTCCAGTTCCCCATGCTGCAAGACGTCAACATCGGCTGGATTGAGCACACCCGCCATGATGCTCCCGCCCAGGTGATGAGCGAAGGGGATGCGGGCACCGGCCATATCTACATCTACCAGCCCAAGAGTGAAGCCGACACCAAAGAGGGGGATTACGGCAACCTCGACGCCCTGGTGTTCGATCTGGTCAACAGCAAGATCAAACCCTGGTACCAGGACGACACCGATCTGGTGGTGATCTGCGGTCGCAAGCTGCTGGCCGACAAATACTTCCCCATCCTCAACGAGACCCGGGACAACCAGAACAAGCTGGCCGGTCAGGTGCTGGTGAGCCAGAAGCAGATCGGCGGCATGCTGGCGATCCGCGTCCCCTTCGTCCCGGAAGACACCCTGATCGTCACCCGCCTCGACAACCTCTCCATCTACTGGCAGATCGGCGGCCGTCGTCGCCACCTGGAAGAGCAGCCGAGCCTCGACCGCATCGTCAACTGGGAATCCTCCAACGATGCCTACGTGGTCGAGGATTACGACTGCATCGCCGTCGCAGAAAACATCACTCTGGGCGCCAAACCTGCGCCTGCAGGCGGTTAAGGAGCCACGATGACACCAGCACAACGACACACCGCCCGCATCATGGCCGCCCTGCAAGGGGCGGCCAATCCCGAGCAGGATCGCGCCGCCGCCAACCAGTACGAACTCCAGCTGATGCAGCTGGCCGAGCACCGCCGTACCCTCAAGGGCATTCAGAGCCTAGAGCGCAAGATTGACGCCAAACGCACCATGTTGGCCACCTACACGCCGTGGATTGATGGCCTGCTGGCCGCCGATCGGGGCGGTCAGGATGACGTCATGGTAACCGTGATGCTATGGCACCTCGACACCGGCGATCTGGCAGGCGCCCTGCCAATGGCTGATTACGTGATCCGCCATGGCCTCAATACCCCGGACCAGTACGAACGCACCGCCCCCACCCTCATCGCCGAAGAGGTAGCCGACACCGCTATCAAGCTGCAAGAGGCGGGCAATGGCCCGTCCCTGCCATTGCTCAGCAGCTACATGAGCATGCTGGCTGACTGCGACATCTTCGACCAGGTACGCGCCAAGCTGCACAAGGCGGTGGGCCGCGCCTGTTATGCCGAAGGGCTCAAGGAGCAAGCGGCCGACCACTACCGCCGCGCCATCGAGCTGCACGACAAGGTGGGCATCAAGCGAGAGCTGGAAGACCTGCAGCGCGAAATCAAAAAGGAGAAAGCCGCCGCCGGCCAGCCCGCCAACGAACCGGCACCGCAGCCAGGCGCTGAGCCTCAATCCGAATCACAGCCACCCGAACAGCCTGACCCCGCCCCCGGCGAGGCCAGCTAACCGAGCGAACCCCGCACCCTGGGCGGCTCGGGCCTGACGAATGCCAGCGGCATACCAGACGGCCCGACCACCGCCCAACATGGGGCGCCACCTCACATCAGGAGCACCATGAGCACCATGAGCACCGGATTTTTAGCCACCAACCCGACCCCGGCCGCCACAGATGAGGGCGACATCACCAGCGCCCCCTTCTGGCCGGCGATCTCGCTCTGCGCGCTGCGCGACACCGTCCGGCTCGATGGCACCGTCACCACCGCCCGCCTCACCCATGCGGTGATCGACGCCATCACCAGCGTCAACCGGGATCTGGCCCAGTGGCGCAGCGCCAGAGAAAGTGAAGGTCACACCACCCTGGCCGCCGTCCCCGCCGAGCCCATCAACGGCGAATCGGTACATCTGCACAGCTACCGGCGCGCCGTCTACGCCATGACCCGCGCCAATCTGCTGGAGCGCTACACCGACTACAGCGCCACCGGTGACGGCGTCAAAGGGGCCGATGCCAAAGAGATGAGCTCGGATGACCTCTACCGCGACGCCCGCTTTGCCATCCGCGACATCATCGGCACCACCCACACCACGGTGGAGCTGATCTGATGCAACTGCGTAGCCTGCAGGGCGACACCCTCGATCTCATCCTGTTTCGTCACTACGGCTACACCGCAGGCATCACCGAGCAGGTGCTCAACCTCAACCCCGGTCTGGCAGCGCTCGGCCCCATCCTGCCGACCGCCACCCTCATCAACATGCCAGCGGCCCCCACGCAGGCCGAACAGCCGCTGATCCAGCTATGGGACTGACTGTCATGCGACAAAAGAGAACACCGACATGAGCCGCCTCGACGACGAACTCGAACGACTGGCCAACATCAGCGAGCAGCAACTGGCTGCCCGCATCCATGCCGCCCGTATTGCGGGCACTGGCCCCCACTACTGCATCGACTGCGATGACCCCATCCCGCAGGAGCGCCGCGAGGCGATCCGGGGCTGCGAGCGCTGCGCCGACTGCCAGACCATCCACGAATACCAACTCGCCCGCCACTGCGGCAGCAAACGATAGGAGAACACGATGCCAGAACCGATTTCCTCCAGCGCCGCAACCAGCACCCTCACCGGTCTGGCCTTGCTGTTCACCCTACCAGGGGTGGATCCCTCCGTCGTGCTCGGCGCGCTCACCGGCGCGGTGCTGTTTATCTCGGCCGCCGAAGAGCAGGGGCGCCTGCGCCGGATTGCCCTGTTTGTCGCCTCGTTTATCAGCGGCCTGCTGCTGGCCGGCTTTACCTGCCAACTGCTGGAGGTACTGCTGCCCGCCAGCGTCCAGGTCAGCAATGCGATCGGCTCGCTGATCGCCTCCGCCATGATGGTGCGCCTGCTGCAGCTCATCATGCGCAATCAGGATCGGCTACTTGAAGCCTTGTTTAACAAAAGGGGGCAACCATGATCCCGACCACTCCGACCGGTGTGTTTATCTACACCGCCCTTTACGCCCTGATCTGCGCCGCCATCTTCCTGCGGGTCATGCTGTTTGACCGCAAAGGTGGCGAGTATCGCGCCCTGCCCGCCTGGATGGCATGGCTGCTCTGCGTGCTGTCAGGCTCCATTCCGCTGCGCTTTCTGTTCGGCGGCATTCCGGTGCCAGATCCGGCCGCCTTCGGACTCGCCTTCTTCCTGCTGTGCGCCGTGCTCAACACCCGCGGCTCGGTGCACCACCTGCTGCCCCGGGGCAAACCGTCCATCACCGACCATGCCCGGGATATTTACCGGAGGTACCAGCCATGAGCCTGAAAAAAGGGGATACCAGCACCGCCGTGGCCGACCTGCAACGCCGCCTCACCGCCGCCGGTTATCCGGTGGCAGTCGATGGCTGGTTTGGTGAGGCAACCGAGCAGGCGCTGATAGCCTTCCAGCGGGATTACATGATTGCCGCCATCGGTCAGGCGGGCCCGCGTACCCTGGCCGCCCTGCTCGGCAGTGAACGCGGCAACCAGCTGACCATCAACCACATGCAAGCCGGTGCCGATCTGCTGGACGTGCCGCTGGCCACTATGGCCACCGTCGCCCAGGTCGAGAGCATCGGCGAAGGTTTCACCCAGGCCATGCGCCCGGTGGTGCTGTTCGAGCGGCATGTGTTCTACAAACAGCTCACCAAACATCTGGGCAAGGCGGCTGCCGACCAGCTGGCCGCCCATTACCCCAACCTGGTCAACCCCAAGCGCGGCGGCTATGCGGGCGGCGCAGCCGAGTGGGAACGGCTGCAACTGGCCATCAGCCTGCATCGGGATGCGGCCATCGAGTCGGCAAGCTGGGGCATGTTCCAGATCATGGGCTATCACTGGCAGCCGCTGGGCTTTGCCTCTGCCAGCGACTGGATGGCGGCCATGCAGCGCAGCGAAGTCGAACACCTCACCGCCCTGTGCCGCTTTATCCAGCAAGACCCCGCCATGCACAAGGCGCTGCAGGGGCGAAAGTGGGCGGATTTCGCCCGCCGCTACAACGGCCCGGCGTATAAGGAGAACGACTACGACACCAAGCTGGCCAAGTGGTTTGCACACTTTACCAAGGTCTATCAGGTGCAGGAGGTGGCTAATGTGGCGTGAGCTGTTGGGCTCGCCCCTCAGCTGGTTGCTGCTGGCGTTGGTCGTCACTCTTGGTGGCTGGGGCTGGTCAGCCCGCTCGGCGGCCAAGGCCAAAGGGGACGTCACCGCCCTGCAAACCAGTCTCAAGGCAGCCGATGAGAAAACCAAAGAGGCCGAGCGGCGCGAGCAGCTTAAAGAGACCGCCATCGCCACCCTCACCCGGGAACTGACCACCCAGGCACAAGCGGCGCAGCAACTGCAGGGCCAGCTCGACCAGCTGGCGCAGGCCGCCGCCACCCGCGCCGACACCATCAAGAGGCTCAAACGTGAAAATGATGAACTTCGGACTTGGGCTGATCGCCCTCTGCCTGACCCTGTTATCAGGCTGCTCCAGCGCCCCGCCCTCACCGGCGCAGCAGATTATCAGGCTCACCTGTCCGGCCCCGAGCCCCTGCCGGCTGCCGCCGGCGGCGCCACGCAATAACGGCGACTTGCTCGACCAGCTGAGCCAGACCGAGGCCGCCTGGGCCAGTTGCGCCGCCAAGGTCGATAGCCTCATCACCTGCCAGACACGACAACAAGGGAGTGAAGATGGAAAAGCCAAAACAGATCCGTGAGGTACTGACCCGCTGCGTGCAGCACCTCAATACCAACCCGGACAAGCTGCACATCTTTATCGCCCCGGGCAATATCGAAAGCACCGGCGCCCGCTCCCTCTCGTTCGAGTGGCAATACCCGCTCACCATCGGTATTGAAGACTTTGCCGGCCATCCGGATCAGATCATGGTGCCGCTGCTGGCCTGGCTGCGCCAACACCAACCCGAGCTGATGACCAACGATGAGCAGCGCAAGGATGGCATCACCTTCGAGGCCGAATACCTCGCCAACGACCTGATGGATCTCATCATCACCGTCAAACTGACCGAGCGGGTCAAGGTATGGCAGAACGAACTGGGGATTGGCTGGGAACATCTGCCAGAACCGCCGGAAGACCCTTATGACGGCATCACCTGGGAGCTCTTTATCAACGGGGAACCGCAGCCATGGCCACCGACGACCTGAGCCGGCTGGTCAGCTGGGCCGATGCTCTGCTGGCCAGCATGACACCGGCCGCTCGCCGCCAACTGATGGGGGAACTGGCCCGCAGCCTGCGCGCCAGTCAGAGCAAACGGATCAGGGCCAACCTCCAGCCGGATGGCAGTCCCATGACCCCGCGCAAGCCGCTCAAAAAACTGACGAAAAAGTGCGGCGCCACCCGCCGCAAGATGTTTCAGCATCTGGTCAGCCCCCGCTGGCTCAAGGCAACCAGCACCGAACATCAGGCCGTGGTCGAGTTTGTCGGCTCAGCCAATCGCCTCGCCACCATTCACCAGTACGGCCTCAAAGACCGCATCAAGGGCCGCGAGGTCAGTTATCCAGCGCGAGAGTTGTTGGGTATCAGCACTGAGGAGGTGGAACAGTTGGAAGAGCTGCTATTGATCCATATGACCAAATAGAAGGTTGTCGAGCGAAGCTTGAAACCATACGATACGGCGCAAACATAATCGTGTGAGGCAAGGATGAATCAGCGAACCGAACTGCGGCAGCGGCTACGCCAGCAAGCCAAACAGAAGAAGGCAAAACCGGTTAAGTCCCCCGAGCATACCCTTGTACTGATGCAGATTGCCTTGACAATACTGCCGCTGCTAACGGCTTGTATCTACCTGTTTGGTATGAGCCGGCATATGGGTTATTTGGATGTCTTTCACGTAGAAAGCAGCGAATTCCCACTATCTACTGAGCAAAACTTGCTCATGGGCGTAGTAGCATTAATGAGTAATGTGTTGCCTCTAATCATCTACCCACTTGCGTTAGTGAGCGCCCTGATGCTACTGGGGGCAATCATCGCATTAACGTTCAGACTGATAAAAAGGCGCTTAGATCATCTCCGAGCCCGTGCTTCTGACATCGGGAACAGTGAAGGAATGCTGCGGTTCCTAAGAGCCTTATTCAAATACGCTGTACAGCCTCACGAGGCTAAATGGCTTGAGGCTGCATATGATGCCATTTCTACTTGGTATCTTCGCTTCTGTGGCCTGCTTGTCGTCTGTGCAATTGTCTTTGGATTGGCTTATTGCAGCTATCGTGATGGTGAAGATTTAGCCAATCAACAGGTTGAAAAAATGAAACAAGGGCCTCAAGATTTTGCTGAACATCTCATCTACGCCAAACATCCCGAAGGGATCTCGGCAGTGCGAATAGCCTGCAACACGGTTCAATGCACCTTCTGGACGGAAAAAGACGGCACCATCTACCTGCGGCATGACCAGATTGATAGCGTGACCATCCCCCCTAAACCAGACAACAGTAAAGATAAATCCCCTGGCAAAAAAGCCAGCTGA